GTCGGTGGCACACGCAGACGAATCCACCTTCACCATCGTTGGTGAAAACGAGCCCGCACCTTTTGCGGGCGTTTTGCTTAGCCCACCAGCAGCCGCAGAGGTGCTTACAACTTACGATGAGCAGCAAGCCAAATGCGATCTGGAGATTGAGTTTGAGCTAGACAAGGCTGGATCAGATTGTGACTTTCACAAGCGCTTGATCGAGATTCGTGCCGAGACTTGTGAAGAAGCGAGAGAAGCCGACAACAGAGCAAAGAACATAGAGATAGATGCCCTCAAAGCTGTAATCAAGAAGCAGTCACCACAGCGCAAGTGGATGTGGATGGGTATTGGTGTCGCGGCTGGTAGTGTTGCTACTTATGGGATCGTAACCTCATTAACAAATTGATGAAACAATTTAAAGACGACATAGATGCTTGGTTAAATTGTGATCTAGAAGACATCTGGGTTTTTAATAAATTAGAAGTAGCTAGAAGACTTGGCTACTTATGTGGACCCACAGGCGTCGTAGTTCCTCACCCAGCGACATACATCGTTAGACCTTGTATCAATCTAATGGGAATGTCGCGAGGTGCTAATTTTCAATTTATTGAGAGCAACACAGACGACATTGTTCCCATAGGTCACTTTTGGTGTGAGGTTTTTGAGGGGCGTCACCTATCAATAGATTATCACAAAGGACAGCAAGTCTTGGCGGTAGAAGGTTTTCGTCCCAAAGGCGAAGAGCTTTACAAGTATTGTTTATGGGAAAAAGTAGATGTATCCATACCCCTACCTAAAATTTGTGAAAGTTTAATAGAGAAGTATGAATTTGTAAATGTTGAGTTCATCAATAAGAAACCAATAGAAATACACCTTCGTCACAATCCAGATTTTACAAACAAAGAAATAAATGCTATTATCCCAGTATGGGATGATGAGGGGACAAATCACCCTGACTTTATTAGCGATCCAGATTACAAAAGAAGAGGATTTATTGTGTTAAAATGAGCAAAGATTTAGATTACATCGCAAAGGTAGAACAAGCCATCGCGGACAAGTATGGCGACGAAGCTATTCACAACCCCAAGGCAGATTGGGACGAGAACAAAGAAAAGATCTATCTGGAACAGATGCGAGATCTCTACAAGAAACAAAAGAAAAACGACGAAGCCAACGACAAAGTAGAACTAAATGGTATAAAGGTATCAAGAAAACTACTTAATAGAGAATCCAAGACAGGATGCCCTGTTTGTGGTGCCTTCTCGCACTCAACCCGCGACGATGTATCGTTAGTAAAGTATGACTGCTGTTACAAGTGTTATATCAAGTGGGTTGAGGGAAGAGAAGAGCGCTGGAATAATGGGTGGAGACCCAAACAAAACTAGTAACTATTTATTCAAAGGAACAGAAACACAATGGCAACAGTTTACGAAATCGTTCAGGGCTTATCACAAGCCGCAGCAAACGCCTACGACGGCGCAATGACCGAAGATGGTGAGCCCGTTAAGGCAGGATTAAAGAGAGAAGAAGGCAACCCCCTTATTGATAAGCGTGTTATGGACGGCTTCAATGTTAAGTTCCATGGCAACATCATGCGTCTTTCTTACATGTCTGAGGTTACCCTCAAGGAAGTATACGCCAACGGCTTTGAGTCTGATGTTGAATCACAGATGAATGAGATTGTTAAGTTCCTCAAGAAAGAAGCTCGCAAGATTACTGGTGCTACCCCTTCGCTAACCAAGCAAGGCGAGATCGACATTCGTGTCGAGAACTCCTCAAGAGTACGTTCTTGGGTTACAGCCGTTATGGAATACAAGGTCGGTGGTATGGAAGAAGTCGCAGTCGTTGGCGAGGCAACCGAAGATAAGCTTGCTGCTGGCTGGGAAGCCTTTATGTCGCAGGGCGGTCTCGGTAAGCGTGCCCCTAACGATAAGAGACCAGCAAGTTCCGGCAAGAAAGAATAAAGAAAGATGAATGCCGAGATTAACGAAACAACAAATACTTAAAGAAGTCGTTAAGTGTGGTAAAGATCCTTCTTACTTCCTGAAAAACTATGCCCGCATCTCTCACCCGATGCACGGGCTTATGTTGTTTAACACGTTTGATTATCAGGACGTTCTACTAAACGACTTCAACGATTATCGTTTCAACATTATCAACAAGGGTCGCCAGTTAGGTATCTCAACGATTACTGCTGGCTACATTGTCTGGATGATGCTGTTTCACCGCGACAAGACAATTCTTGTTATGGCTACCAAGTTTGAGACAGCAGGAAACTTGGTGCGAAAAGTCAAAAACATTATGAAGAACCTTCCTGACTGGATCAGGATTGCGAACATTACAACCGACAACCGCACGTCCTTTGAGTTGTCTAATGGTTCTTCTATCAAGGCTGCCTCCACCTCTGGCGACGCTGGTCGTTCCGAGGCTCTATCCCTGCTTGTTCTTGACGAGGCTGCCCACATTGAGGGTCTAGAAGATCTATGGACTGGTCTTTACCCAACACTATCAACAGGTGGTCGCTGCATTGCAATCTCTACACCAAATGGTGTTGGTAACTGGTTTCATAAAACTTGCGTAGGTGCTGAGACCAATGAAAATAATTTCCATCTCACAACACTTATGTGGGACGTTCACCCTGATAGAGATGAAGAGTGGTTTAAGAAAGAAACCAAAAACATGTCCAGAAGACAGATTGCACAGGAGTTGGAGTGTAACTTCAATACTTCTGGTGAAACTGTTATTGATCCAGAAAACATGGAATGGATTATGGCTAACATCAAAGAGCCAAAACACAAGACCGGCTTTGATAGAAACTTCTGGATTTGGGAAGAGTATGACCCGAGTTGTAATTATCTTATGGCGGCAGACGTAGCAAGAGGCGACGGTGCCGACAGTTCCACATTTCACATACTAAAATTAGAAACAATGGAGATCATAGGCGAATACATGGGCAAACCTACACCCGACTTATACGCCAACATGCTAAATCAAGTGGGCAGAGAATTTGGAAACTGCATGTTAGTCGTAGAAAATAATTCTATTGGTTATACTGTTATAGATAAGTTAGTAGAATATGCTTATCCTAATCTTTATTATTCTATTAAATCTACACATGAATACATTGACCAACACCTTGGTGAACATAAGTCAGGAGCAATCGCCGGCTTCTCTACTACAAGTAAGACTAGACCCCTCATCGTAGCCAAGCTAGAAGAGTTTATGAGAAACAAACTAGTTAAGACGTATTCTTCGCGTTTAGCAAACGAGTTCCGCACTTTTATTTGGTACAACGGGAAGCCACAAGCCATGAGGGGCTACAACGACGACTTAGTAATGGCTCTTGCGATTTGCTGTTGGGTTAGGGATACTGCCCTACAGACAAGCTCTAGGGACCTTAACTATCAAAAAGCCTTTGTTGATGCTATTATGACTTCAAGAACAACCCTAAATACACAAGTAAGAGGACAAATAGGCTACACAGGCGAAGATACAACTAGTAAAATGAACGAAGCAAAAAACCTATATTCACAGTATATGTGGATAATAAAGTGAGAAAATAAATGGCACCAAAAAATCCAAAGCAAGGCAAGAATCCAGCAAACAGAGATTCCCAGTTATTCAGGTCTCTTACTCGGCTGTTCTCTGGACCAATCATAAATTATCGATCTGAATCTGGTCGTAAGATCCGCAGGCAGCATTTAGATAAGTATTCAACTCGTTTTAAATCTGCGTCCGGGCAACAATTTAAGAAGCAATCTTATAATCCACTAGACACAATCGCCGCCAATGCTATTGCAAACCAGCGCAGGTCAGAGCGCTACATTGATTTTGACCAGATGGAATACATGCCCGAGTTGGCTTCTGCTTTGGATATCTACGCGGACGAGATGACCACATTCTCCGCCCTCTCACCAATGCTAAACATTAAATGCCGCAATGATGAAATCAAGGCTGTTCTAAACATTCTTTATCACAATGTAATGAACATTGAGCATAACTTATTTGGCTGGTGTCGCACTATGTGCAAGTATGGCGACTTTATTCTTTACCTTGATATTGATGATGAGATTGGTATTAAATCATCTATTGCCCTTCCTACACAAGAGGTTGAGAGACTAGAAGGTCTTGACGCCACAAATCCTAATTATGTCCAGTATCAGTGGAACTCTGCTGGTATGACTTTTGAGAACTGGCAAATTGCTCATTTCCGTATTCTTGGTAATGACAAATACTCACCATACGGAACTTCTGTGCTAGAGCCTGCTCGCCGCATTTGGCGTCAGCTTACTCTTATGGAAGATGCAATGATGGCTTACCGCATCGTTCGTTCTTCAGAGCGGAAGGTATTCAAGATTGATGTTGGCGCTATTCCTCCACAAGAGGTTGAGCAGTATATGCAGAAGATCGTATCTCAGTTGAAGAGACATACGATTGTTGATAAAGATACGGGTCGTATTGATTTACGCTATAACCCGCTCTCTATCGAAGAGGATTATTACATTCCTATTCGTGCTGGCTCTGCGACTGATATTCAGTCTATTGCTGGCGGACAGAACACAACTGCGATTGATGATGTTAAGTATCTTCGCGATAAGTTGTTCTCCGCTATCAAGATTCCACAGGCATACCTTACCATGGGTGAAGGCGCACAGGAAGATAAGACCACACTCGCCACAAAGGACATTCGTTTCGCACGAACTATCCAGCGCCTACAGCGCTCTGTTCTCCATGAGCTAGAAAAAGTTGGAATTATCCACCTTTACACTCTTGGCTACAGAGGAGAGGATCTCTTAAACTTCAAGCTTGCCCTAAACAACCCAAGCAAGATTGCAGAGTTACAGGAACTAGAGCACTGGAAGAGTAAGTTTGACATTGCTGCTTCTGCTACCGAAGGTTATTTCTCTCGTCGCTGGGTTGCTGATAACATTTTTGGAATGTCCCACGAAGAATTCCTCCGCAATCAGCGCGAGATGTTTTACGATCGCAAGCACGATACTGCCCTTGAGGGTGTCGCTGAGGCGGCTGCCGGCGGCGGTGGAGGCGAAGGAGGTGGAGGTCTCGACCTCGGCGGCGGTGACGAAGGTGGCTTAGACCTTGGCGGCGATGAGGGTGGTGGAGAACTTGACCTTGGTGGAGATGCCGCCACTGCTCCCGAAGCAGATGCAGCCGGCGGCGATGACTCTGCACTTCTAGCAGCACCTCCTGGTTCTCGTGATTCGCCTCGTCTCGCTAAGAATCAAAAATGGAATTTAAACAAGCGTGCAAGAAAAGGAAAAAAGTATCTAACTAAGGGTGCAAAGGGTAAGGTCTATCAAAAGGTAGCCGTAGATAAGCGACCTTCAGGTGCAAGGACAAGAAACTACAGCAGTGTCCCCACGCCCGAGATGAACACTTATAGAACTAATAACTTAGGAGCGCCAGAGCTTAGATCTCTCGCAAGAGGCATTTATGAAGAACAAGACCCTATTTATCTAAGAGAACAGGAAGAAGAACAAGCTCTTCTTGAGGTTGATAACTCTGTCAAGTTCTTGCTTGAGTCACTAGATAATAAGGTAACGGAGAAGATTGATGAAGAATAAACACAATAAGAAGAGAAACACTGCTTTTGTTTTTGAAGCACTTGCTCGTGAAGCAACTGTTGCTATTATCAAAGGCGACAACGATCGCAAGGCAAAGGTAGTATCAATTGTTCGCAAGCACTTCACAAGTGACTCGTTGCTCAAAAAAGACCTAGAATGCTACCGCTCCCTCTACGAAAATCAGAACCTAGACGAAACCACTAGTAAAAAAATCGTAGAGGCTGTAATGGCTGCTAAGCGCCTTATTGACCCCGAAGGACTGTTCAAGCAGCAGACTGAAGTCATCAATGACATTAACAAGGAACTGAGCCCCGCAACTTTTAATAACTTTGTTCCAAACTACAAGTCCCTAGCAACCATCGCCAAGATGTTTAACACCAACTCGCCCAAGCAGGCAGTTATGCTAGAAACAAAGATTATTCAAGGAATGACTGGTGTTCTAGAAGAACAGCAGATGCAGCCCATTGATGCGATCACTTACACAACTTTTACCAAAAAGTTTAACGAAAAGTATGGCTCTGCTTTACTCCAAGAACAAAAAGAATTATTAAACCACTACATCTCATCATTCACTACCGATGATTTGGAAACAAAGATCTACCTCAATCGTGAACTCACAAGATTGAAGGAATCCCTTGAAAAAGCAAGAGAAGTTGAAGAGGTTGCTGCTGATCAAGAAATGATTAGAAAAACAGAGCTAGTCAAGGAACGCCTTGCAGCTTTATCAAGCCAAACTGTCTTGACGGAAGCAACTCTCTTCACAATTTTGAAGACTCAAGAACTTGTAAAGGAAATCTACGACGATGGCAGTAACAGTTAGAATTGTCCCAGTACCAGAGACAGTCAAGGTTACAATTAAACCTAAGACTCCTCCTCCTACTATAACTTTAGAGCTTGACATTCGTAAGTCTCTTAGTGGCGATCTTATGATCTTTGATCACGGAGACATCGACATCGTTCTATCTGGAAAGGACAAAAAGATTACTGCCTTCCCAAAACAGACCATGACTGATTTTACTTACGGCGCACAGAACCGCTTATTTAATCATCTTGCTAGAAAAGGTATTGTAATTCCTGAATCTATTCAGGGCGCATCTTTCTATGGTGCGATGGAGGCAACTCTCCAAGAAGCAGCAGATGGCAAACTAAATGCTGCCAAGTTTGCGCTTGTAAACATTGAAAAATTCATAAAAGAAGAAAAGCCTTACTACGACAATGTTGAAACAGTCGTCGGCGGTGTTGAGGATGAATACACTGAACCAGATAAGACTGATTCTACCGAACTTGGCGAAGTGCCACAGCGCGACGAACAGGGATCTATCCGCAAGGGTTACATACGAGATCCCTACACATTCTCTTACATGTACACAATCTAGGAGTTATCATGGAATTGTTATTGTTTGTGCTCATAGCCTATGGACTAACACAAATTTTAGTCTATAGTGATATGCCCATACTTAAAAGACTACGCCCCAGTAAAGAATCATATAGAGGTTATGGTAAAGTTTTTCATTGTCCTATGTGTATGGGATTCCACGTCGGCTGGTTTTTATGCCTTCTTTCTCCTTGGACAGAACTACTTACCTTTGACGTTACGCTAATTAATGCTTTCTTACTTGGCTGCCTCTCGTCTGCTACCTCCTATGTTCTTAACATGGTGTTTTCAGACGAAGGAATTATGATAAAGCATAATTACAAATACGATAACCATTTAGGAGAAGAGTGATGAACAACTATCTAATCAGCAAGTGGGGCTTACAGCCCGTCCGTCGTTGTTGCAAGGGTTCCTAACTCGCGCGGGTAACGCCCGCTTTTTACTTTTTTGAGGAAACAAAATGAAACTTACCGAATCTAAATTACAAGAACTTGTTCTTGAAGAACTTGAATTAATGGTTGAAAATGGAGAGCTTGATGAAGGCTTTCTCGATCGTTTAAAAGCCCGCGCCGCTGGCGCAGGAGAAAGAATTAAGGGTACCACGAAGACACTTGCAACAAAAGCAGCCAGTGCTCTTGCTGGAGCAGCAGGAGAGGTAGCCTCTTCTGATATACTTTCAAAGCAAGCAGATGACACAAAAAGAAAAACAGATAGCGCAGTTTCTGATAGGAGAGCCTTGAGTATTTTGCGTTCCTATTCCAAGAAGATGGCTAAAATAAATGGAGCAATTGGTAAAATTTCTGATGAATTGATGAAAGACTTAGAAAAGCTAGGAATGGATAGAAAAGATACAAGACAACTAGAAAAAGATATTGGCACCTTGATGAATCAAATTGTCAGCCTGACCCAAAATCTCAAAAAAGGAAAAACTGGACTTTCTAGCACAGATGCTGAAAAAAGAAGAGAGATGTCATGAATTTATTAAGAGAATACTACGAACTATGTGAAGGCGGTGTTTGCCAAGACCTTCTTACCGAAGAAGAAAAGCGCTTTGTTGCTTCTGGGGGTATGTACCTCACAGGC